GTAAGCAATGCAGATTTTTGTAAAAACTCTTACTGGTAAAACGATTACATTGGAAGTTGAAGCAAGTGATACAATAGAAAATGTCAAACAAAAAATACAAGATAAAGAAGGAATACCACCCGACCAACAACGTCTAATTTTTGCTGGAAAACAATTAGAAGATGGTAGAACGTTGAGTGATTATAATATACAAAAAGAAAGTACACTACATCTTGTATTACGATTAAGAGGTGGTTAGTAAAAATTGAATTTATAATATAATATTTTTTATATTATATTATATTATATTATAAACAATGGATCAAGTAATGAAAATTATTTAAGAAAATAATGATAAAAAAAATAAAAAAATGCCGATTTTGTTAGAAGATACAATTGATTATATAAAAACATATACAGGTGAAATAAAAATACGCAATGGTGTATATATGAGACAAATTCCAAAAAATGATGAACGGTATGCTATGTTAAAAAAAAGACCAGCTATCAAATATTATAGAAATAGTTCAATTGACCAAACATTGAAAGGTTTTGTTTGGTGGAAAGTGAATGATAAATTTATGATGATTACTATATCAAATATGAAAAAAGTATTTTACAATGTTCATGAAAATGACTACTTTGTACACGAGTATTTTTATAACAATAAAAGAATATATACTATAATAAAATAAAAGTTTCAAAAAATGTTATCAAAGTAAAAGGGTATGGAAAAAAAGAATTTTTTATAAAATGTTTACTTACATTAAATATCTAAAGAAATAGTGTTTTTATCAGAGCGTTGTTTTCTGCGACTACGTTTTGGCATATTATTGTTTTGCATGTCTTTCAAAGAAGTAATTGAAATCATTGAATCATCTTCATTATTTACAGAACTATCGTGAATATTAACATTTCTTGTTTTCAAACCAGATAAAATATTATCAATATCACTATTCTGTGGTCCACGCATTTCAGGTCTGAATGTATTTTGAGGTTGTTGTTGTGCAATAGGAGGTCTCATAGTACGTTCTTGTTGTGACATATCTTGATAAGAGTTATTAATATCAAGGCCTTGTTCTCTGAACATAGCACCGCGTGCGGCATTAATGTCTTGACGATTTCCAGGGTTTTCAGTATATGTCATTCCTGGACGCATAGGAGGTGCTTGACCTTTTGTTTCAACAGGTGCTGGTGGTGGTGGGCCTCGTGGCTTATTTGCTTGTTCTTGCATCATATTATTAGCAAAAGCAAATCCAGGTGATTGTTGAGACATACTATTTACAGTTGCGTTTGTAAATGCTCTCATCAATTCAGGACTTTGTCTAATTACATCATTGAAACCAGGTGTAGCAGTAGATAGTGCTTTGTTGGTAAAATTAACAACAGCGGCACTAAATCCTAAACGTAACAACAGTGATAATTCAGGAGCCATTTTACCACCTTTGTATTTTTCGTGTAATTCTGAAAAAATCTCTTCGTAACTATCAATATCTTCACTAACTTGTTCTCCCCAACCATCTAAATTTATATCAAATGGGTTGAATGCGGCATTTGCGTATTCTACTGAATTTACAAAAGTCATAAACCACCATCCTTGTAGTTTGATACTATCTTTTTTACGTTTGTCTTCTAAAGCAGTTTCATATTCATCTTCAACTTCTTCAAAAGAAGAATCCATATTAAAATGTGACGAATGCTTTATTAATCCTTTTTCATACCATTCTTCTAATTTTTTAATCATTAAACGCTTTTTTCTTCTACGTTCTCTATCGGTCATATTAGAACTACCAACTCCTTTGTCTCCTCCAACAGGAATTTCGTTCATTTTTACAAATCCATCCCAAGTTTTAGTATTACCAATACTTTCTGCGGTAGATTGTCCTAATTTTGAATCGTTATATTCATTATCTAAATTAATAGATTTAGCATTTTGTGAAGGTTCAGAAGTGTTCAACCCAAAAAAATTCGCTGCTAAACCACTGAGAGACTTTGATTCGCCAGAAGAAGTAGATAGTGATTTTGTACCACCTGTTCCAGAAAGTTCATTTAATTCATTTTCTAAATTATCTAAATCTCCTAATTCAATATTTATATTTCCAGATGACGACTTCTTTTTATCATTCATCAATAATTCAATACCTGGTCCAAAATTTACTGAAGAACTACGATTAGAATTATCATCAAAATTTAAAGAAATTGGTTCTAAATCATTTATTCCAATATCAATAACTTCCATTTTATCTTATGTTAAATATACAATTTTTATTTTTAAGTTCTACGCATATAATAATATATTTTTTAACTATAAATAGCTAAAATATTTCTTAAATTATTTTGGCGTGCATAATTACTTTTATCATAATCAAATGTAGCAAAACAACGAATCAAAAACCGGTCTTTACCATCATAATTTGGTTTAAATGGAGACCTACCGTGAACCGCACGACGATTGTCAACGAATAAAATTTCACCTTGTTTCAAATTATGACTAATACGATTTTTGTAATAGATATCAACTATTCTTTTTATTATAATATTTGCTTCCTCATTAATTCCAGTCATTAAATCTTGATCAAATAATAATGTAGTTTCTTGAGTTGTTTCATTCTTTTCATTTATTATGGAAAAAGGCCCGCGTATATCACCTTCTATAAAATCAACACCATTTATTTTGAAAGACAAATCTACACCGCAATTCCAAAGAGGTTGTTTCATTAATTGTAATTCTTCAATTGTAACATTTTCAATTATTCTTTGTATAGGTAAAATGTGTGTCAATGCGTTTTTATCACCACGTAAACAAGATAAACTCAATATGTCAGGACGTAATTTTGAAAAAGCCTGTTCTGTATGTATCTCCAATTCAACATTGCTACTAACACTTGTTTGATTATTTGCCATTGTCTGTATTGGTATTATGTCTTGAAATAATCGCCCATAACCTTCTGCTTCATATGAAACCATTTCAGCAATAGAACTTAATAATATACTTTGTATTCTTGCTAAAATAGTTGTTTCGCCAATTTTACAATTATTAGAAGAAGGTGTATTTGGCAATTCCTCATTTACAATTGGAATATTTTTTATTAATAAAAAACCAGTAGGAGTTCCATTGATAGAAAAGTCATTTAATTGTTTCGTTAAATTTTTAGGTAATTGATAAGATAATAGCTTACATTGTCTACAAAATATTTCAGGATGGTCTGATGGATTAACTATAATTTTTTGTGCCATATTCAATAATAATTGAATTTCTTTATTAGATAATTCAATAACATAATCACTTTCCTTATAAATATTCATTCATATATAATATTGAATGAATTTTTTTATTATTTTGAATGTATTATATTCCATAGCCATTTTTATGTAAATACCAAATCCCTTGTAAAAAACAATCCGCTAAATCATCTTTCTTTTTTGTTTGTAAAACATGAGCCCATTTTTTGAAATCCTCATTTTTTTCCAATATTTGAGAACATTTTGTAACCCCATCTACTTTATGTTTTTTATATATTTTACTTTGTGTTTTTTCTTTAGTTTCTGATATAGTATTTCCTAGAAAAACATTTTCTAATTTTTCACCATTTTCAAATGAGCGAAGTTTGTTTGATGATGAAACAAATTCAATAGTAATATCATTATTTATCATAATAAAATATTGTGCTAACATACCTTGTATTGTTTTCATGCGATTTGCAATAGGTGATATTTGGTTTTCTATTATTACATGTGTTATATCTTGAATTCCAACAATTTGGTTTAATAATGTTTTCATATTTTTACCTATTATAATTAAATCTGTTTCATTTGCTGATTTCTTTTTTTTATTTATAATCGGAATAAAACATTTTTCTTTATAAAAATTGTTTATTTTGTCTAACAAATGTTGCTTTTTAAGGTTCTCGCAGTCATTGAATATCTTTATTTTATTATAAGTGGTTTTCAATTCATCTACTTTCATTTTATTGAAAAAAGAAGGCGAAGTTTCTTTGGAAGGTAGGATATATTCACTATTGGTTTTTGCGTGTTTTTCACAAAAGTATTGTGTATTTTTAGAAAATTTTGCTATTTTTCCGCATATTTTAGCAGACATTTTTTTATTTTTGGGTTTTAAATAGCATGAACAAATATTTTTTTCAGTTTCTTCTTTTTCCATTAAATTTAGAATGTTCCAGTCATAAATAATCGGTTGAGAACTAGTTTCTAAATGAAAAATACAATAGGCCATATTTTTTATACCAATATCAAAACTAATTAATTTCATTATATAATTTATATTTTTAACATAAATTATATATTTATTTTGTACGAATATATTATAAGAATGAATAAATTAATCAATAAATACAATGTTATTTTACTTATATTCATATTATTAACAATAGCTTTTCCAAAAATAATTATTGACAATATGGATAATATTTACATACGTTTGTTTAGCGTATTTTTAATTATTTATTACACAAAATATAATATATGTTATGGATTATTTATTTGTTTATTTATCATATTATTAAATTATTACAAAACAACAATATTTTTTGAAGAATATAAAAATAGACATAGACATAGACACCGTAACCGAAATATTAATCAAAGACGAAATCAAAATCAAATACCAAAGGCAGTATCAATAGCTATAAAAACCGCTATAAAGAATGAAGACGCAAAAATACAAAAACAATTAAAGAAAATAAAAACAAAACCAGGTCCAAAAGGACGTCCCGGTCCAAGAGGCCCAAAAGGATCTAAAGGTGAAAAGGGAGAATTAGGACCAATAGGATTTGTTGGGCCAACTGGACCAGCCGGTTCTATAAAGTTTTAACTATAAAAAATAATCTTCACTATGATATTAGTGAAAATATAATATCAAAATATTGTTATAATAATTTATAACAATATATTATAAAATGAATAAATTAAATAAATTAGTAAACAAACACAATATTTTTTTGTTTATATTAATTTTACTAACAATACTTTTTCCAAAAATAATTATATCCAATATAAATACAATTCTATTTCGCATTTTCAGTATTTTTTTAATTGTTTATTACGCGAAATATAATATTTATTATGGTTTAGTTATGTGTTTATATGTTATTTTTCTCAATTACAAAAAATTCAATAATAGAGAAAATTTTGATAGCAATAATGCTTTTAACTTTATTGAAATAAAAGTAAAAGAAGAAGTAGCTAGACAAATTGATAAAGTAAAACAAGGACCAACAGGCCCTACAGGTAAAGATGGGCCAATTGGACCAAAAGGAGATAAAGGAAATACTGGACCAGTTGGTGAAATCGGACCAATGGGATTACAAGGTCCAACTGGACCAATAGGAGAAACGGGACCACCATACATTGAAAAACCTATTCGCAAATGATCTAATCAATTTCTTCTATTTTTGGTTCAAAAACTTCATTTTCAGGTTCAGAAGTTTTTGTTGGTTCTGATTGTTTATTTATAGCATCATTTTTGGAAATAATAGCCTTAAATTCTTTTTCAAATTCATTTTGTTTTTCTATATAATCATCTTTTTTATAACTTGATTTGTTTAACCATGCTTCAATTTCATCTAATTTATTGATTAATGAATTTCTATCTTCTTCAATAATTTTTTCTTTATTTTCTTTGATACTACTACGCATTTGATAAATATAAGATTCTAAATTATTTTTTGCTTCTACTTTTTCTTTGATTTCATTATCTTCATTTTTATATCTTTCAGCTTCTTCAACCATTCTATCAATTTCTTCTTTAGTCAAACGCCCTTTATCATTAGTAATAACAATCTTATTGGATTTACCACTAGATTTCTCAGAAGCAGACACATTCAAAATACCATTTGAGTCAATATCAAAAACAACTTCAATTTGCGGAACACCTCTTGGCATCGGTGGTATTCCATCCAATTGAAATCTTCCTAATAAAGTATTATCTTTGGTCAATGCACGTTCGCCTTCAAATACCTGTATTAATACACCAGGTTGATTATCAGAATAAGTTGAAAATATTTGGGATTTTTTAGCAGGAATAGTAGTATTTCTATTTATAATTTTGGTCATTACTCCACCTGATGTTTCTAATCCAAGACTCAACGGACAAACATCTAATAATAATAATTCTGAAATTTTCTTATCTTTAGAACCAGTTAGAATAGCTGCTTGAACCGCAGCTCCATAAGCTACACATTCATCTGGATTGATAGACTTACAAAGTTCTTTACCATTGAAAAAATCCGATAATAATTGTTGAATTTTTGGAATTCTTGTACTACCACCGACTAAAACAATTTCGTTAATATCACTTTTGGATAATTTAGAATCGCGTAATACTTGTTCTACAGGGTCCATTGTTTTTCTGAATAAATCTTCACAAATATTTTCAAATTTGGCTCGGGTAATAGTAGTATTGAAATCAATACCTTTAAATAAACTATCGATTTCAATGGTTGCTACGGTAGATGATGATAAGTTACGTTTAGCATTTTCACAAGCAGTTCTTAATCTTCGTAATGAACGTTTACTTTCTGTTAAATCTTTTCTATGTTTTCTTTTAAATTCTTCTACAAAATATTCTACTAATCTGGTATCAAAATCTTCACCGCCTAAATGGGTGTCGCCAGCAGTAGCTTTTACTTCAAAAATGGTGTCTTCAATTGCTAAAATGGAGACGTCAAATGTTCCCACATTTGTTGTTAGTATAGCAATATTTAATTTGCTATTTCTCATATTTTCACATGAGGTCAGACTATATCTTATTTAATTAATTTTAATATTATTTTTATTCAATTCAATTTATAAATGTTAAAATTTCTTTTATCATTTGTTTCCAATTATTTGGCGTTATGAAGAAATATTTTTTGAATTCATTTTCATTATTATTTATATATTGATTAACAGCATTTAATTTTTCATCCCATATTCCATTATCTACTTGATTTTTATGCCATATATGAAAATCCTTAATTTCAATTAATATATTTTTTATTTGAAAATCAACCCTGTATTTATGTTTTTTATTATTAAATATGTATTCTATAGAAGGACCATTTTTTACAATCAACAAATTAGAAGCACACCAATTTATAAATTTTAATTCTAATTTGGATTGATATGTAATAATTTCATTGTTGATATTTTTGATCGGTCTTATTTTGAATGTGCGATTACATAATTTACATTCAGGACATAAAATTTTATAACAATTTTTAAAACCTTCTAATGATTTACAGCGCCATTCTTTTTCACAATTATCACATTTAATGATAGGTTGATGCGCTTTGAATATAGTGTTTGTTTTTTTATCATAAATAATATATGAAAATTTCATTTGGTTATTTACTTTATAAATAGGCCAATAATCATAATTTTCAATATCATTCATATTACCATTACAAAAACTAATTATATTTGGTTTTAATCGGTTATAATCATTCTCAGATAAATGTGATAAAAAATAAGAGTTTTTATATTGTTCAGGGTAATTTTCAAATTCTTTTTTTGAATTTTCATATATTTCTTTTAACGTTGTTTGCATAATTTCATCTTTTGTTTTTATAGGATGTTTTTTACTATTCAAATTAATATTGTTACATTGAAAACATTGTCCTTTACATTGTCTAATTTTTCGTAATATTTGAGTAGAGCCACAACTATTAATATTTTGACAATTTGAACATTTATAATAAAATATAAAATTTGTTTTTTTTACAATTTTGATACCATTAATATAAATGTGCCAAATATTATTTTTCACTGACGAAAATTTACTAGTTTCAAATGCTAATTTTTTTGTATCAATAGGAATAGATTTATTATCATCTTTATTTTTAATTTCAATAATGGATTCTAATATATTTTTTCTAACCATTTCTTCAGGAACAATAATTTCATTATTCATATAATTATAAATGATGTAATTTTTAATTTATTTTTTGAATTGAATTATTACATAATATTAATTTCATTAAACTCTGGCATTCGTGGGTTTATTAAAACCTAGTCGTTGAACCTTTTTCTTATATTTATTATTTTCGTTATTAATTATAAGTATAACTATAAAATAAATACTTAGAAACTTGGCTGCTGATTGTCCAATCTTTTACCTTTTTTCAAACCCTCACATTTATATTTTCATATTATGTTGTGGTAGGAAAAGCTTAAGGAGTTTCCAGCAATTAACCAGATTCCATCTAGTATGTATTTAACACACTAAAATGGGTGGGTTTGATACCACAGGAAGCAGAACTTTACCTCCACAATCAAAGATTAAAACATTTCGCTCTTTTTCATCTTTCTTATCTAAACCGTAAGCAATTGCTGCTGCTGTTGGTTCGTTAATAATACGTAAAACATTCAACCCAGCGATGGCACCAGCATCTTTAGTAGCTTGTCTTTGCGAATCATTGAAATAAGCAGGAACAGTAATAACCGCATCTGTAACCTGATTTCCCAAATATGTTTCGGCTATTTCTTTCATTTTTGATAAAACCATTGAACTAATTTCTTCTGGAGCAAATACCTTGGTTTCGCCTTTATAATCAACTTCAATATATGGTTTGTTTTCTTTATCAATGACTTTATATGTAAAATGCTTCATATCAGATTGAACGGTTGGGTCATTGAATTTTTGTCCTATTAGACGCTTAGCATCAAATACAGTATTATTTGGGTTTTGAGCTACAGAAGATTTTGCGGCATCACCAATCAATCGCTCTTCTGATGTAAAAGATACATAAGAAGGAGTTGTTCTATTTCCTTGGTCATTCGCAATAATTTCAACGTGATCATTTTGCCATACACCAACACAAGAATAAGTAGTACCTAAATCTATGCCTATAGCAGTAGTCATAAATAATATTATTAATGCTTATTTTTTATATAATTTTTTATATAATTTTATAAAATAATATTTATTTACATCAAATATTATTTAATTTATCAAGTCTTATGATATTAGGTTACATTTTCTTTATAATTTCTTCTTGGGTTATCACTGGTGAAATTTTGCGTGAATTCATTTGTTCTCTGGATAAATATAAATTTTTCAAATCACTTGAAGCATAGCCGAATGGTTTACTATTATCTAAAAATGAATCAAACATATAAGGTGAAGTATTATCAAACATTTTTTCAGAACTATTTATTGGGGTTCCTGTATAGCGTTTATAATATCCAGCATCATTGGATGCTTCGCGAAAATTTACTTCCATAATATGTTTGGAATTTTCGGTCAAATATTTTCTATATTGCCAATTAGAAACAATATTGTTTTGTTTGATCAATTCATTGTTTATAACTGCTTCGGGCTGATATGAAGCTGTAATTGATCGTCCATCACTCATTAGAGGTGGAAATTCTGGATACTTATTATTTGTATTATATCCTAAAGATGATTTTGGTATGGTTTCTTTGATTATAGGATAAGCGCAATCCAAATTTTCAAAATTTTTTGAGAACATTTTTATATACTATATATTATAAAATTATATTATATAAATCTAATTATTTTCATCTATATTGCTTTCTAGTAATTTCAATAATTCTGGCTTTCTCATTTTACTTGAGTCACTCGTAAGTCCTTTTGATATAACTAATGTTTTCAATTGTAATAAAGTCATTTTGCGGTATACTTCTTTGATATTTTCTGTTTGATTATCTTGTTCAATGTTTATATTATTATCTAAATCAATGTCTTGAATATCTATTTTTTGAACAACAATATCAGATTTATCTTCAATGGTATTATTTATTAATTCATCAATATTATTATTTTCATTTTCAGTTTCGTTGTTATCATCGTAAATTTCAGTAATATTATCACTGACTTCAATGTTGTTACCAAATTCAATATTGATAAGTTTGACCCCTGATTGACTAGTTGAAATATTATCGTGTTCTTCAATATCATTATCTCGTCTACCCTGTTCATCATTGTCGCTATCTTCATCATTGTCGCTATCTACATCATTGTCGCTATCTTCATCATTGTCGCTATCTTCATCATTGTCGCTATCTTCACTAGTAACATCAAGATCATCTGAAACAACTATTTTATTTTCAATATTTTGTTTATTTTGAATTTCATTTACACTTAAATTAATAAATTCATCGTGGTCGTTCATATGAAATTGATGTTGAGAAAATACTGCTGATTTTACGTAAGTAATTTCTTTTACAATATTATTAATGATTTCAAACATAGTATCATTTTTATGCTCTAGTGATACAATCTGCTGTTTGAAATGAAATACTAATAATAAAATTAGCACAAAAGTAATTCCTAAACTAATAAAAAAGAAAGTATCAATATAATTAAAAATTCCCATTTAGTATTTTTATATATAAAATTATAAAAAAATAAACGAACAAAAAATAATATAATGTATTATATAATAAATGGATAGACCAAGTGTACCTACAAATGTCAATAGCAATGTTTTAAATAATTCAAATATTCTTCCTACAGGTAGTATTTTCAACAATAAGAACTATATTATTATATTATTACTGATTTTATTGATTTTGTCATTTTTAGGAATAAATATATTAGCTATGTTTGGAAATTTCATACAAATGATTGTTAATATTTTCGGTCCTTTAGTAACACAAATATTGTCTGTTTTTGGTTACACAGCAGGAACATTAATTGATAAATCCGCAGAAGTAGTAACAAATACTGCTAAAACTGGCATTGATATTGCGGGTGGAACGGTAGGTTCTATTGGCGATTTGATAAAAGATGCTAGTCGGCCAGGTGTTGATGAAAAAGCAAAACAACAATTAGATACCTCTATTAATTTATCAAAGCATACTGAAAAACCAACATTAAAGCAACCAGAAGCGGATTCTAGTACAAACCCTATTCAAAAACCAATTACCTCTAACAAAGCAGGATGGTGTTTAGTAGGTGAATACGAAGGTCGTAGAGGTTGTATACAAGTAGGTCAAGAAGATAAATGTTTATCCGGTCAAGTTTATCCTAATCAAAAAATGTGTCTTAATCCGACTTTGACGCAACATTAGTAAATAAAATATAGATAAGTAAAATATATAAATAGATACTTCTAGATATATATTATAATGGAATTATGTTATGATGATATTCTTCAAGATTATAAAATAAATTCTGAAGATTACAGTGAAAAAAATAATGAAATAGAAGTTTCAAAAGAGACGCCTGATTTATTTGATATTGATTATAATTTACAAATTATAGAATGGATACACGAATTTATGATGGATTGTAATTTTGTATTTACTAGGATTGATATTTATACAACTGTTATATACAACAATATTATAGCCAGATTGAAAGAAATTACAAAGAAATATTTTGAAATAAAAGGAGATATTGATTACCAATATTCATATTATTTGTATACTCCAGAAGATTTTTTTGATGAAATATTTTACTGTAGGGGGCAAAATAAATTCTGGTTCAAAAACTATAATCAAGGTAAAGAATTATTAGATAAATTTGAATTAATGAGTTATACTATTTATAACTACAATACTGAGAAAATATTGGAAAATCAATAACCATAAAATGTAAATCCATTATTAGTAGTATTAGAGCTATTAGTATTAATAATACAATTACTAGATGTTTTTATTATATTTGACGGATTTGCTACAATAATTGTATTTGGGTCATTAAAATAGCTATTATAGTTCGTATTTTTAGATAAATAATCTGAACCATAAGTTGTTGTAATAGTAAATGTTAATTTGATATCATAAACATATCCTGGTTGTGTATATAAATTTAAATTGGAAATTTGTAGTAACCCTAAATAAAGAAATCCTGAATAAGTGTAACTATTATCGTATTTAACGTTTTTATTTAATGAAATATCATAATATATATTTGAAATATTTGGAGGATTTTTATTAATTCCATTATTTAATTTTACACTAGAACGATTATAATAAACTGATAAATTGATATTTAAAATACTTATATTTACATTACCCCAAGAAATATTATCAGATACATTTGTATCTTTCATTGTAGTTTTAAAATACATACATAAAGGTAAATCAAATCCTATTGTATTTCTATATTCATTATTATTATCTAAAATATTCAATGAAAATAATGTATTTTCTCTACTATCAGTAAATTCAATGTTTTTATTAATAATATATATGTATTTTTTATTATTTTCTTCATTTATTAATCCATATGAGTTTGTATTTGTAGAATAATTGTATAACGGTATACTAACATCTCTAAATAAATTTATTATTGGACCTGGAACATCAGAAGAAGATGTAGGCATTGGTATCATATCTGTATTACAATTTGGAATATTACCTTTTATAATGTTATAAGTTATATTTCCATTTATATTATCCACAATTCTTTCATAGGTATCAGGATACTGAACAACTATATCATTATAAATAGGTGTTGAACTATATTTACTTGATGTATTGATAACAATAATGTTTCCATTATCTGAAACCGCATAATTATCTGAACCTATAATAGAGGGTATATAACGAACTTCGGTTATTGTTATATTATTATATTGTTTTGGCTGATTTTTTCCACTAACTAATAGAGACCATTTTTCAGATTTTGTATATTTATTCGTTTTGGTATTTGTTTTATTAGCACTGTATTGTAATATTTCTGCTTTTCTGCGCATATCTAATTTTGACGGAGTTATATAAGTATTTCCCGAATAAGGACTAATTGGATTATAACGCATCGGTGGAACATTGAATAATAATTGTTTTCTTCGTTGTTGACATATAGAATTCAAATTCAAATCAATTGTAGACATTAATAAATAATATACATATTATAAGCATATTATTTATACAAATACATATAATTATAACTTTGAAGCATACCAAAGTTTAGACAAATAAGAATAATTGCCCTTGTCAGTTTGGTCAGATGTTAATAATGAATTGCTAGTATTTGGTCCACTTGATACAATAGAATTTATTTCAAAAATATTCAAAGCCCTTGAAAAGTATCTTAAATCTGCTAATTTTCCAGAGAATCCACCATTTTGACAAACAAATATATCATCATAGTTTTGTTTTGGAACATATTGTAATACAATGCGTTTAAAAATTATTCCGTTTATGTAAACATCAAATACCGTATTTTGTAATCTTAATATTACATTTACCCATTTTTTTATTGGAATATTACTGATATCAATTACTTCATTCACTTTATCATTGGAAACAGTGTTCATAATAATATGAAACGTATTATCTGCTGGTGTCAAGTATAATCCGGGAGCATTGTTTACAGAAGCGATATTGGTTATCTCATCAAATAAATTATCACCTTTACTGAATATGTGTTGATATTTAGTATTACTCGATCCTAAATCATTAAGATATAACCATACAGACCAACTAAATTCCATTCCAGTTGTTTGATTATTTGATTTTAGTATTGGAACTGATTTTGAATCATTTGGATTTTGGGGAATTCTTACTGGATAAGAACCGTCCATTCTACCTTTTATTATGTATGGATTAGTCGAAGGTAATACAAAATATCCAATCAATGAAATTCCTAAACTTAGTAAAAACATAAAAATTATTATAATCAATATTAAAAAAGCGAATTTTGCGATAATAGAATTAGAAGATGAAAAAGAGTTAGTCGCACCATTTTGATTAGAGAATTGGTCTAATGAATTATTAACGTTATTTTTAATATTTGAAAAGAAGCCACTTGCGCTATTTATTATATTATTAGCACCATCTGAAACTTTATTTGTAGTATTATTTATTGCGCTTGTATCCATTGAAATAGTTATATATTATAGAAATATATAACTATTTATTTAAAATAATTTTATATTTGAAAATTGTATATTATCTTTTATAAAGTTCAAATTTGCTCCATAAGAACCAACACTAAATAAACCACCACTAACACCATTACCTTTATTATAATTATTCCATGCGGTTTGTGGATCCATAGGCGTTATAGTTCTTATAAAATTACCTAAAATAGCGTCAAAACTACCTAAAACAATAGGTGAAACTGCTGAACTTCCCGGCTGCGCTGTGTCACTTGACAATTTCTGTGATTTTACCAATTTACCATTTATATAGCAATCTATTATTCTACCGTCTACACTTACAATAATGTAAACCCATTTTTGTAATGAGAAATTGTCTGTTATAATTACTGTTTCAACTCCATTTGTTTTAACAATGTCACATTTCAAAGTAGGGGTACTTGTATCTAAATATAATTTGATATTATTAGCGCGAGTAAAAATAATTTTTTCTTTACTATTATCCCAAGAATTTACATACAACCAAAGACCGTAAGAATAATTTAAATTACCAGGTTTATCAATAGTTGTAATATTTGGTTGTGCTATATTTAGATCAGCTGATTTTTTCATAGTGTTTACTGCACCAATGTAATTAACATACAAATAATATATCAAAAATACAATAATTATTCCTAAAATAATAACAGTATAATTCATTATAATATATATTATTATAATAGTTTATTTTTTCATATTTTCAAATTATATATTATTCTATTGTTGGTGGATTTTTGAATATCAAAAAATTATAACTACTTGTTATTTGATTTTTATTAAGAGGTTCATTATAATACATAATATTACATATAGCACCATCTAAACCATCATTGCTTCCCAGCGTTATTGTTCCCGTATTTGTAAAATCTAATGGCTCTGATAAAGTAAAAGTTTTTTCTAAATTAGCATTAACAAAAATATCTATAATGGTTGAGTTACAATTGATTACAATGTTATTCCATTTTTGCCCTTTATTCTGAATAGTATGTTGAATATCACCAAAATAAAATACTAATTTATCTTTTTCATTAATATTATCATTATTATTGATGTATGTTATTCTTGGTTTACTATTATCCATATCTATAATATTTGTTTCTTTAGAATATGAATTGAAACTAGTGGATTGTGGATTTATATAAACCCACATTGAAATCGCAAAATTTTGTCTATACAATAAAGGTTTTTCTGATGATTTTTTCTGTAACGTTATTATACTATCATTTGGTAATATAATTTCTTTGTCTAAAAAAGTACTATCTTTTAGAATAACTATTCCTTCTTTTACAGTTATTTTGTTTAACAATTTTGGCAAATATAAATAACCTAATATCAATATTAATTCAAATATAAATAAAATATAAACATTATTTGCTGTTATTTTGAATTCATATTTAATATATTGTATAAAATCTATGAATAAACAAGGTATAAAAAATAAAAGTCTTACATAAAATCCAGGCCAACCTCTCATAGTTCTAAAATATTGTATAAACATCAAAAATATTATTGCCAAACCAACAATTAGTATTAAACTTAATAATATGATAAATATATATTGTGTAAACAGTAGTTGTTTTGGTGTTACTTTCATTGAAAAATAAATTATTGAATTTATAAAAATAAATAATATTATGAAAACAATAATCAATGATTTTTCTCTTGATGTTTTTACGATTTCATTACTTTTGTCTATTACATTACTTATATTCGTTAAATGTGGTTTCAAATAATAAAATAATAGAACTATAGGTATTATTATAATAAAAATGTATAAGAATATTTCTATTGAAAATTTTATCTTATTATGTGAATAATAAAAAAATAATATAGTTAATATAATAATTATTGTAAATGTTAGTAAATAAATTAAAAAATTATTTCTTAATGGTTTAAGATTATCTTCCGGATTTATTATCCAATTTTTGAAATCAATGAATAAATCTTTCGGTGTAGAAAAAGGAATATTTTTAATAAAATTCAATAATCTCTCTTTATTGTATTGAATAATGAACCCAATACCTATTGATACTATTATTATTAAAGCTACAATTATATATGTTATTATTTCTTTTGATTTTTCTTTGTATTTTTCTTTTAAATAATCTTTTAATGCTTCATTTTTTTGTTCACTCATAATATTATATATATATTATAATATAAAAATATATATAATTATAAATTCTCAATAGTAGTTTTCTTTCCGTGACAATCACGGCATAATGCTACTAAATTACTCACTTCATTAGAACCACCATATTCTAATCTTACTTTATGATCTACTTCATACCAAGCAGTCAATTGTTTGCTACAATCACCACATTTCCAATTTTGATTAGATGCTACAAATTTCTTTTTTGTTTCGCTGACTGAACGTTTTGTAGGTTGTTTACCCGAACGTAATATTTTATTTTCAGCGGCGTGCTGTCTCATTGGTATTACTGGAAAATTATAACCGGAATCACCGCCACCTCTCCATAATTGTTCATTTAATATATTTTGTTTTGTTGTAAAATCTAAAATAGGCGATAATATACTGGAAGCGTTTTTATCAACTGGCAAGTACTTTACATAATCATTAGATGCTGAAAGCATTTTTTGTGCTTGTAATGGATTTTTTTTCATTAACCAATAAATCATTAGAGCACCTATTGCGACACCGACCATTTGATAGTATTTTTTCCATGTTAATGCTTGTTTCAAATATTTGCCTTCTGTATAAATGTTAGCGATTATTAATCCTGTTATTATTATTAATATTATTTCAAATCTCATCTATAATATATTTATATTTTATTGATAGAATAAATTATTTTTCGTAAAAAACATAAATAAAAAACACACAAATCAAAATAATTGCTATATGAATATAATGCCTATTTAATTTGATTTTGTCAGTTAAATAAATCGGTTTTGGTTTATATTCTTCTCTGTATTTTTCTAAACCCATTTGTAATGAAAATTCTTGATTTCCTAAGAAATGATTGAATTTGTTATGTATAAAATGAACCCATCTTATGAAAGAATCTTTATTATCTAAATAAGGAGTAACTGGGTATTTATCTAACATATTACTAAATTTATTTCCCATTTCTGCTACTGGAATAAACAATGGCATATTTTGTATTAAATCATAATATTTTCGTTTTGTTATTTCATTTGGATGGTCTGGATAAGAATGTGCTACTGTATGTAAAAAGAACCAATAATGTGGCCCCCAAACAGACGGTTCAAATAGCATTCTATTATAATTATATAAAGACTATGGATTATAATAATGTAATATAATCGTATTTCAAAAATGAATGATAATTATTGTAATAATTGTGGCAAACAAGGCCATTTATATCATCAATGTAAAATGCCTATTACAAGTATTGGTATAATTATGTTTCGATACAATAAACAAAAAATAATTGAATATTTAATGATACGTCGTAAAGATACTTTAGGATTTATCGATTTTATGCGTGGCAAATATTCATTATACAATAAAGATTATTTGATTAATATGTTCAAACAAATGACTAGTTTTGAAAAAGAAAAAATAAAAAATATGGATTTTGATGAATTATGGAAAGATATATGGAAAACTGAGAATATTTCTAATCAATACAAAGTAGAAGAAGTTATATCAAAAGAAAAATTCAATTCATTGAAAAATGGTATATCAAACAAACATATATTTTACAATATTGAAACAATTATAGAAGAGACAAATGATGAGAATTGGGAAGAACCAGAATGGGGGTTTCCAAAAGGTCGTAGAAATTATATGGAAAAAGATTATGATTGTGCTATACGTGAGTTTATTGAAGAAACTGGTTTTAATATTACAAAATTAAAAAATATACAAAATATTTTACCGTTTGAAGAAATATTTACTGGTTCTAATTATAAATCATATAAGCATAAGTATTTTGTTTCTTATATTAATTATGATGAAACAATGCCAATGGATAAATTTGAGATAAAAGAAGTTAGTAAAATGGAATGGAATAATTACGAACAATGTTTAAACAAAATACGACCCTATAATTTAGAAAAAAAAAGATTAATTACAAATGTCCATAATACATTATCCAATTATAAATTAGTGATTTATTAAGAAAATATTTTGTAATAGTTCAAAAATAAAAATATATATCTATATTTTAAATAGGTATATATTTATTTATGTCTGAAAAAAGAAAAAAGTGTGAAGTTGGAAAAAGATGGAACCCTAGAACTAAGAAGTGTGAACCGAAAAAAGACAAAAATGAAAAACATAATAATACTAGACGTAAACGCAGATTAAATATTATTGAAGAAATTACTGGTTTTCAGCCATTGAATGTGAATACTAATGAACCCGACCCGTTATTGAATACTATTACACAACCTATCAAACAATTTTTGAATATAGTTGAAGATAATACCAAACCGAAAAAAACAATTATTAAGCCTACTAATAAAACTACTTCAATAAACAATAAATTGATATATAATATAAATAATGACTTTGTTGAAAATACTGGCAATTTGGTATCTCTGAACAAATTGAAACCATATTGGGCTGATATTTGGGGGAAAGATATTACTATTGATGATGATTTAATCAATTTATCTGGACCAAAATTACGCTCTATATGGGGTCCATTAGTTGGTAAATCATCTAATGTAGCTGGAAGTAATCCATTTGTAAATATCAAATTATTACAAATTGAGATTACACGATTACGACATCTACAAAGTAATTTGAATTCTACATTAAAAACTCCTAGCATTGAACCTGAGACTGTAAAAACTCCTAGCATTGAACCTGAGACTGTAAAAACTCCTAGCATTGAACCTGAGACTGTAAAAACTCCTAGCATTGAACCTGAGACTGTAAAAACTCCTAGCATTGAACCTGAACCTCTAAAAACTCGTAGCATTGAACCTGAGACTGTAAAAACTCCTACTCCTGAAGAAATAGTTAAAGAAACGGAAGAAAATGAAAAAAAATATGATATTGAGCCAACCATTGAAATAGAAGATGAAATGACAAATTCAGAATTATTACAACACGAAAAAAATGAATATGATATTCTCAAACATAATAAAGAATATGATTTTTTATATCCTCATTTAAATGACCCAAATTTTAATATAAAAATAGCAACTCGTAAAGAGTTCAATGATACAAAATACGATGGTAAAATACGTGATATCAAAACATATGCAAACAAATTATGTAAATCTGATTTTGAGTTATCACCTCATCAATTATTTGTTAAAAACTTTTTATCATTAAATACACCATATAATAGTTTGTTATTATACAACGGATTAGGTACTGGTAAGACGTGCAGTTCTATTGGAATAGCCGAAGAAATGCGTTCTTATATGAAACAAGTTGGTATTACACAACGTATTATAGTAATTGCGTCGCCTAACGTACAAAGTAATTTCAAAACACAATTATTTGATGAAACCAAATTAAAATCAGATAATGGATTATGGAATTTAAATACTTGTATTGGTTCTTCATTATTGAAAGAAATAAATCCAACAAATTTGACAGATATTCCAAAGGAAAAAATAATTAATCAGATTAATGCTATTATTAACAATTACTATGTATTTATGGGTTATACAGAATTTGCCAATTATATTCAAAAAAAAACGTCTATAACTGAAGGTTCGGGTTATTCAGTAAGCGAAATAAAAAAAATAGAAACAACTAGAATAAAAAAGATATTTAATAATCGTTTAATTATAATAGATGAAGTCCATAATATTCGTAATAGTGATGAAAATAAAAATAAACGAATTGGTGAATTATTAATGAAAGTAGCAATAAACAGTGATAATTTACGTTTACTATTATTATCCGCAACGCCAATGTATAATAGTTACAAAGAAATTATTTGGTTAGTTAATTTGATGAACGCAAATGATAAACGAGCAACTATAAAAGAAGAACAAGTATTTGATAAAAAAGGGCATTTTTTGAAAGAAAAAGTTACCGAAGATGGAAAAGTCATTGAAGGAGGTAGAGAGCTTTTGGAAAGAAAATTAATAGGGTATGTTTGTTATGTTCGCGGTGAAAACCCATATACATTTCCTTACCGTATTTATCCTGATGATTTTTCACCAGAAAACACATTCAGTCAAATTGAATACCCAAAAGTTCAAATGAATGAAAAAGAAATTGAAAATCCTTTACAACATATTCCTGTATATAATACATCCATCGGTGAATATCAACAAAAAGGTTATGAATTTATTATGAATAATTTACGTAACAAATCAGTAGTTAGAACAGATAAATATGGTAAACAATCTTTGATGCCTACTTTTGAGAACTTGGATTCTTTTGGATATACATTATTACAAGTTCCATTAGAAGCATTGAACATAGTTTATCCAAGTTCTCGATTTGATGGAATAATGATGAACGAAATGCCAAATCTAGAATTGACTGACGAAGATAATGTGAATATAATAGAACAAATGGTAGGTCATAAAGGATTATCCAATGTAATGAATTATGTTGTAACCACTGTTCCACATCCTATGAAATATAATTTTGAATATAAACCAGAAATACTAAGTAACTATGGTCGTATTTTTCATAGTGATAATATTGGAAAATATAGTAACAAAATATCTAATATATGTAATATAATAAAGAAGTCAAAAGGTATTATCATCATTTATTCACAATACATTGATGGTGGTGTAGTTCCTATAGCATTAGCATTAGAAGAAATGGGGTTTACAAGGTATGGTTCTCCATCTTATACAAAACCCTTGTTCAAAAAACCATTATCTGAACCATTGGACTCTCTAACAATGAAACCTAAAAGCGAAGTTACTGATAAATTTAGACAAGCAAAATATGTAATGATAACAGGTGACCGTAATTTTTCTCCAACCAATGCGGCCGATATTAAATATGTTACAAAACCAGAAAATAAAAATGGTGAATTTGTAAAAGTTATTATAATATCCAAGGCTGGTTCTGAGGGATTAGATTTCAAAAATATTAGACAAACACACATATTAGAGCCATGGTACAATATGAACCGTATTGAACAAATTGTAGGACGTAGTGTTAGAAATTTAAGTCATTGTCAATTGCCTTTTGAAGAAAGAAATGTAGAAATATATTTACATACAACTTTACCAATAAATGGTGAAGAACCTGCTGATTTATATGTTTATAGATTAGCTGAGAAAAAGGCAAAACAAATCGGTAAAATTACAAGAATATTAAAACAAAATGCGGTGGATTGTTTATTGAACATCGGACAAACCAATTTTACAATTGATAAATTAAATACTATTGTTGAGAACCAGAATATAGAATTATCTTTATCCAGTGGTAAAACAATCCAATTCAAAATTGGTGATAGACCATTTACAGATATTTGTGATTATATGGATAATTGTGATTATACTTGTTCTCCAAACAAACAAATAAACGACGATGAAATATTATCACATACCTACAATAATGATTTTGTAAAAACAAATTATCAACGAATTTTGAAGAGAATAAAACAATTATTTAAAGACCAGGTTTTTTATAAAAAGGATCATTTAATTAATTCCATTAACATTATGAAACCATATCCAATTGAACAAATATATTATACATTGACACAATTGATTGATAATAAAAATGAATATTTAATTGATAAATATGGTAGGTTCGGTACCCTTATTAACAAGGACGATTATTATGTATTTCAACCCATTGAAATTACTGATGAAAATGCTTCTATATTTGAGAGAACCTATCCAATTGATTATAAAAATGAAAGTATATTATTAGAAATACAAAAAAAACAAGTACAACAAGAGGAATTACAAGAAGAAGATAATATTATTAAAACATATGAAATCATAATGGAAGAAATAAAAGAAATAACAAAGATTATAAGTAATAGTAAGATAGAATTGGAAAATGGAGATAATGACTGGTATAAACACGCAAGCAAAGTAATCAATATTTTAAATACAAATCATAGGATAAATGAAGATAAAAGTGTTGAATTTATTTTATATCATTATTTAGATACATTACTAATAAGAGAACAATTGTTATTAATAAATCAAGTGTACTCTGGAAATTTTGATTTGAACATTCCAATTCATAATATAATAAAAAAATACTTTGATGATAAATTATTAGAACTCGGTAATTCAAGAGCAATTATATTAGCTTATAAAGATAAAACAAAAATGTATATTCAATCTAATGAATTACTAACATTATGGAATGAAAGTGAAAAACAAAGTGATAAAGAACGTTTCCAACAACTGAGAATGAATAAATTTTTAATACCAGGCAATACTTTCAATCATTACATTGGATTTATGCAATTATTTAGAGATACTGGTGAAATCACTTTCAAAATAAAAGACATGAAACAAAAAAGAAACAACAAAGGTTCTCGTATTGATAGATTACGAAAAAATGAAATTGTCGCATTTTTCAATGAATTATTAGGGTTTCAACAATACAATAATGAAAATACAGAAGAATTATTGAAAGTCAGTTTATGTGTAATGGTTGAAATTGTAATAAGATATTATAATGATATCAAGAAAAATGATAAAGTATGGTTTTTGAATACAGAAAGAGCAATTATTAATAATATTTCTGAATGTAAAATTAACGCCAAAGGAGAATTTGAATGTTCAAGATAAAAAATTGAAATTAAAAAGATATAAATATAATTTTATACTATTATATTAGTAATATTATAAAAT